CTTCTGATTTTTTATCAACAACCGGATTATCGGCTATATTGCTGTCTGAAAAAGTTGCCATCTCAATGTAATAATCAGGATACCCACAATCAAACTGCTCTGTGCAATATTTTATAAATTCAATTAAGGCTTTGATTTTTTCTTTAAGATCTTTGGCATTTAATCCAGAAAAATAAAAATCATTTAAGATATTATATTCTTCGCCTGTTTTGTGATCGCAAATAAACCCAAATTCACCAAGATGAATACTATCTTGATCTTCATGTAGATACAGTTTTACTCCGTTGATTTCAACCTCTCCATCTGAATTTTCTAAATGATTTTTTAGCTTACTAAATGTTAATGACATAATTTTAATTATTTATTACTTAAAACAAACTTCTTTGTGGTGGATCAATCTCAAACGGCAACCCAAAATTTGTCTGCCAATAATCCTCTGTGTAGATCTCTTTGCTGTAAAAATCGGAAATAAACACTGTATCGTCGCCGTAGGCTATAATCCGATTTTCTTCGACGTATACTGTCTTTGGGATACCCCTTAAATTCCTCAAAAACTCTCCTCCTTGCTTGGTAATAATCCAATAGCCAGCTTTGATACTTCCGTCGGTATTTCGCGCGTGGTGGGCCAAACCGTGGTATCGTAGCTTTTGGAAATTGGCGATGCGACTATACGGCCATTTAACATCCCCCTCGTAGCTAAATTCATTGATGCCTTTGCGCTTAATAACCGCGTGCATTTCCTTTAGCGAATCAACTAATCCCCGGCTTAGTGTTTCTTTTCTTGGCGTGATCGTGTGTCCGCAATGATCGCAACTCCGTGGCTTCAAAATGCCAACCTCATCTAACTCAATACCCCCATAAAGCCTTTGGATGGCCTCGTCGGTGATAATTGGTTTTGTTTGAGTCTTTGGCATTTTTAGTTTTTTATTTCCGGTTTGCTATAAAAATATTTTTATATATTTTTTTTAAATAAAATATTAAATAAAAATATTATTATAATAGGGCTTTTTTTATACACACCACGATGGCGTCTGAATTAGCCAAAAATTGGGTCGAAATATAGCCCTGATTTTCAAGATTTGCGTGATAGCTTTTCCATGTTTCCTTATCTATGTCAAGTTGTTTTTGGATCGCATTTGGGTAAATAAAAACACACGCCTCTTGCTTGATCGGATCTCTTTTGCTTAGGGGTGCTTTAGTAAATGACAAATATTTCCCAAACAAAATCCATGACTCACCAAGCCGATCTAAATGATGCTTGGTAAATAATCCGTTCTTTATTGGCGTGTATCCTTTCATTACGCTTGTTTTTTTATTTTTTTAGGTAACCCATCACATACGCGCACGTCCATTTTTTCAAATTCCCTTTTAAGATTTGATCAATGGTCCACTCGGTACTGCATTCAACGTCAAATGCACATTCATCTGATACGTTGGGGTGACTTGGCCGGTGGATCTGCCAAAGCCCCCTAGATGCTCCATTATCGCCCTTGGCGGCCGGATTAAACCGGCTTTCACACCAAGCGATATCTAATAACATTTGATTATCAATCCGGCCATTATTGATGGTGGTGATATACTCCTGCACGTTTTCGTGCTCGCATACCACCGTATCAAGTAAACACGGATCAATTGCGGATGCCGGGGGCGCAGACTGAATACTATCCTCTGCGCTTGATGCCGATTGTGGCCGGGCCCCGTCATGCTCTACCGGTTGGCGAGTAGCGATCACGTTGGTCGCTACCAGCCAAAGGAATAGACAAATTATGGCAAACATCAATAATCTGATTTTTTTGTTTTTGTTTTTGTGGCGCATATTTATTCGTTGTTATCTTTTAAATGCGCGCTTACTTCTTCGTAGTGGATCTGTTCTTTTTTCTTTATCCCCCTTAATAACTGAATTGCTTGGTTAATTACATTGACATTGTGTTTAGCGCGCCTTAGATCTCTCCATCCTTGTTGTCGCTCGTTCATACAGACGCCTCCTTGTCTCCTTGCCGGTTAATCTCTTGCAATTTTTGGTTCATTTTCTGTTTGCCGGTTTCAATGTCGGGATTCTGATCGCCAGCAAACTGCGGGTCGGCATCAAGGTTTGTTTCCGGCAGGTCAATTGGCTGATCAACTCCTAGCCCGATGCCACCGTCCTGTTTTGTGATGGTTAGCCGATTGATAATTTCCTCGTAGTTTTTAGGGTCGTTTAGATCTAGTTGAGTAACCTTTTTAACCAGCGTTTCGTAGTCAGCTTTGCTTGTCAGAATTGGATTTATGGAGTCGCATAAATGTTTAATGGTCAACTTGTCGGCTTCTAGATCTTGAGCGCCACTGTTGGCCCAAGCAATCAATTTTTTGCCGGTCTCCTCGCTGATTACGCTTTCCACTTTATCCTGAAAAATGCCGGTTCTGTCTTTTGTTGAGATGGCTAAATGGCTGATGCTAAGGTCAAATGAGACAGTCATTTCGTAGTCAAAGCCCTCGCGTGTAATTGCCTTGAGTCCGGTTTTCTCGGGGATGTTGACCACCTTGCCGTTTTTTTCAACCTGATTAAGCACATAGTCCTGCTTTGATCGTCCGCAGCAAATGACATGAGCGTTGGTAAACAAAATCTTGTTGATAAATTTGTTGTGGCGCGGTGTTAATTTCCCCCAAACGGCAAAGCTGTTTCTCGCATCCTTACCAAGCTGATCGGCAATTTCTAATATTCCGCCGGGCCCGGCCCATTCATGGGTGATGGAGTCAACAATAATTACCTCAATGCCGGCGCTCTCGCAGGCAGTGATTGCCTCGATATACTTCTCCGGCGTAAACGGCGCCTCTAGGGTCATCACGTTGTAAGGTCCTAAATTTGAGTAAAGATCGGCGCTTTGGTTTTCAGTATCAATGACCGCAATCTTTTCCCAGTCTGTAATGCCGCGCGCCATTTTAAGCGCTGACATTGTTTTGCCGGATCCACTAGGTCCAAATACTCCGATGCGTAGTTTAGCCTTTTTTCTCTCGGCTTTTCTTAGTTGTAAAGTCATAAGGTTTGATTTCCTTTGCCCGGCAGTCTGTTTGACTGCGGGGCTTTAGTTCTTAATTCCTCAAAAAATTTTGAGGCTTCGGCGTCTTGATGGCTGAATATTAGTGCTAACATTCGTTTGTACTGGCCGAGGGTTATATATTCGGCCACTTGCCACCTGACGTCTGAATCGATGTGCCAGCCCCAATCAGTACTGTTTAAAAGCTCCAAAAAGTAGCTTTGCTGATTAAGAGATGGCCTGCTTTGGTCCATAAGGTTTTCTCCTTTGCCTAGCGCATCGAGATGCAAAAGGCATTAACTGTGGAAAACTTTTTGAGCGCCTAGGCTAAACAAAAAGCTCCACGATTTCTCGTAGAGCTTTTGTTGAAAATTGGCTTTATTTCGCCTTTTTAACTACCCACTGCCATGACATTTCTTAAACTTATTGCCGTGGGCGTGGGTACGCTCTACGAGATTTTTAATTAAAAATGTAACGTCCTAATCTAATTTTACACCAATCCCTTACGCTAGTCAAGACCCCAAAAATTAAAAAAATCCGAGCGTACCTTACACTCGGGTTTTAATATCTTTTTCGCTATCCATTTTTGGCTTGGTTCTTTCGTAAATCTCCTTGACTGTCATGTGGCTAATGCTAAACATATCGCCCAACTGTCTCCAGCTATATTTTACCGGATCCTGATCGCGCAACCTTACAATTTCAGTATTTCGTAGTGATTTTGCTGGCATTACCATAATAAATAAATGATAATCCCTTACAGCCGTTTTGTCAAATCTTATCCTTAACAAATCGGCGATATCTTTGTTCAAGCTCCTTGTTCGACAACTGCGTATAAATAAAAGTGCTGGCCAAAGATGAATGACCGAGTATATTTGCCACGTCGGAATTACTGCCACCCTGCTCCACAATGTTGCGTCCCATGTGATGTCTAAAGCTGTGGGCGTTGACCGTTTCAATCCCTGCCTTGTTGGAATACCGGCGCAACATTTCACCAACGCCTTTAATGCCAAATCTTCTCCCGGACGTTGCGTGTTGCCCGGCGCAAATAGAAATAAATAAAGCCTGCGGATCAATGGCCTCCATTGTGTGCGCAAGCTGTTCTCTTTTTTCTAACCATTCCTTTAAATATTTGTTGGTTTTCTTGGTCCAATAAATCTCTCTGAATGGCCGTTTGCTTTTGGCCTTTTCTGTTCTAATGACTGCCCTTTTTTCTTCAAGTTTAATGTCATCAAGGTTAAGTGATAAAACCTCACCATTGCGCGCTCCAGTATCCCAAAGCATTGAAATTATTGCCCGATTTCGTATGTGTCGGCCGTCGGCTGTTTTATCCGGCACAACGGTCAATAACTTTTGATAGTTTGCCTCATCGAGTATCCTTGGCATAGCGTGGCGAGTCGCGGGCACCGGGATCAACTCATAGTCTAATACTGGATATTTTTGCCGTTTAAAAAACTCAAAAAACTTTCTCAAGGCAATTGACTTTGTGACAAAGCTATTCTCGTCCCACCCTAAATGACGCATCAGTGCAAACCACTCGAGCACCATGTTAATATCAATATCCTCTATGTGGCAATTTTTGTTATACAAAGCAAATTGACGCAACACTAAAGAATAACCGCGAGCCGTATTGGCTTTATTTTTCACGGAATTATATAAATCGAATTGTTTTACTGCTTCATCTAAATACATATTTGCATAACAAAAAGCCCCCGCCACGACCAAGTGGACAGGGGCATTGTCATTGTAGCACTTTATATTAGTGCAACAAAAATAGCCCGGCGCTCCGACAGATCTTCTGCCCTTGGTCGTGGTGCGCTATGTTGAACCTGATAACTTACTTCATAGATTTGCAATTGTCAAATGCCACTGTTGATAAAAGTATAAATGATTTATAATTTTGGCTTTACCAAGCGACGAAATATTTATAAAAAAAGTATAGACTTGACATCTGTAAGGTGTTATTCTATTATTAGAATCTGCAAGATGCTACGCTATAACGTACTACTTGCAAAAAGAAAAACCCCACTTTAAAAAGCAGGGTTTCTCAAAACAATCATTCCTCAAATAGTTGCAATCTATTTGACCACTTAAGTCACCTAAATGGTGGCTTTTGTGATAATTGGAAATGTTGTTGGACGATTCCAATTAGGATTGTTTGGTTTCATGATCACCATATTACGCTTTGCGTTTTATGGTTTCAACAACCGCAGTAGAATGTCGGCGTTGAGCTTCTTTCACAGAGATAAATTCTCCGGTTTCAGCATCTCTACCAACCTTATACTTAATAACATTTTTACTCATGGCAAAAATAGTTATTTGTTAAATTGCAGGATGTCCTTTTATATTATCGATTGCGTCCGACCCTCTATTTGTCGATAACAAATAAATCCGCATATAAAAAACCATCCAGCGCAGTAGCCCCGCCGTTCAGCTAATCATAGCTTGCGGCGAGTGTTAGTAGCACCCCGCAAACCCGAAGGTCTGGCGGAGCTAACCACGCTCGATGGTCTTTCTTCCTTTTGTGGTATCGGAATTTTGGACCTGCGCTCCCATCTACTAAATGGGAAAAGATTTTAAAGATACCAATATTATACCTTACAGCAAATATGGCTGTCAAGAATATAAAAACCCCTTAAATTAAGGGGTTTTTATAGATGGCGGAATAGCCGAGACCTTTTTTAAGGGTGACGATCTATTCTTCTTTTCACTACCAATTTTATTTTATCACTTTGATGCTTTACTGCCAAATTCCCATAACCCAGTTGCGGCCAATCCCATAATTACGCCGACCACGGCGCCATAAACTGACACGCCGACAACCAACAGTCCGACCAATGATCCTACGGCGACCGAAATTAACGGCAACCAATTTGTCTCAATGGCGGTTGCCCGCTTGATCACTTCGACAATACCAGTCACTAACGGCACCAAAACAATAGCCAATGGGGCCAAGTTTTGCAATTGTACAATATCCAACATACTTATTTATTTGTTAATTCATTAAATTTATTTTTCGTGGTCCCGACCAATAGACCAAGATTTTTTAACACGTTAATCGCTTCATCAACCAGCGGAATATGACGATCGGGTTGCTTTTCTGAATCAAGGAAAATCTTTTTGTTTTTCGATACCTTGTAGAATTCACCTTTATTTTTTACTCTCATTAGATATTTACCCTCGTAAGGTTCGAGCCGTGGCCCATCTAATATCTCAAAGTTTTTCTCGTCCACTCCGATCACTAAATCCAATTTTTTAAGTTCATCAATCATGGCATCAACCAAAGGGATGTGTTTATTTGGTTGCTTATTTGAATCTTTAAATACCGGCTGATTTTTTTCTATCTTATAAACCTTACCAAGATCATCAGTGACTAAAAGATATTTACCCTCATAAGGCACCAGTTTAACATTTTGCCCGGTTAACTCTTGTGCTTGCTTTGCAGTGATAAAGAAGTGAGGCATGTCAATAAAATCTTTCCAGTCCCCTCCCCAGCTTAAGCCAATTTCCTTGGCAATTGGTGCTAGTTGCAAAAAAAGATTTGGATCATATGAAACCCGACCAAAAGAATTTTTAAATGCAACATCAACAGCTAGTCCAAAGTTGTGATCTGATTGCCCCGCCTTAGCGTTGGTAACAATTGGCATTTTATTGTATGGCGCATATCTGCCCTGCGCATACAAATAATTTTGTCGCTCGTTACTGCGCCAGCCCTCGGTAATAAATGCTTTCCACGATCCAATCTTTCCCCGGCGGATCAACTCCTCGGCTAGTGGCCTAAAAGCCGGATTCAGCTTGTTGAGATCCGTATTTGGTTGCGTGCTCATAGGTTCTTCAAGTAAATAATAATAAGGCTTTAAATTGTCCATTATATGCTGGTAGTTGGCTAAATAGCGTGGATCATCGAAAGTAGTGTGTTGATGCACGTCATCGGTCAATTTTAGCCCCCCACGCTCGTTTATAAGGTGGTACCAGCCGTGCAATACCTCATGGGCCAAAGTAACCCACATGGCGTAGCGTTCATGTTGTGGAAATATCGGAATTTGAATCGTTGTGAAGCCATCAATATATTGAGCATTATGTAGCGCCGCCCCACTTTTTGGATTAACATTATCCGGCTTAAATAACAGCACAATTAAATCAAAATTTTTTCCTAGCTCTGACTCAACTATTCTCCCCAATCCTGACAGTTGAGCCCTTGTCACCGCGATCACATTATATGACTGATTATCCGATCCGGTGATCATGGTTATACTCTCACCCAATAGTGGATACCCACTGATATCATAATAATTAGCCTCAACATCTATCTCTTGATTGCTGGCAGTTTTAAAACTTTTAATCGTGTCATTAACTCCTTGCTTAATAACATCGATCTTGTCATCGACATGGTGCGTTAAAAATAGTATTTTGTGTTTTATCATATTTGGTAAAAAAGTGGGCTTTCAGACAGGGAAAGCCCGATGGTTCAGCTTACCTGCGTCTGTAGACGATTGCGTGCCACTTTCGTTGCGTTGTGGACCGTGAGGTCGGCGACGATCCTGCCATGGTCTTGGCAACACTCGATATAAAGGCGCTCCTTTTCGTTGATTGTGTACTCACATGGTTCTTCCTCGAATGCCAAAACCGCATTTTCAAGTTTCCTTATGATCTCCCGACTGACCATGATTGCACCCTCCTATAGGCCCCATAGAGCCTTTTAAGTGCCAAAAGCATGTATAAAAGAGCAATGATCCCAAGAAGCGCGCCATAAATGATTAGCCTGTCTTTCATTCTTGGTTCCTCCTTGGTAGTTAATGAGCCACTGGCCCAGCACTATGTGCAAGGCCAAACGTGAAGAAAATGCGTCTCAACACCGGTAGAAATGTTGAGCCAGTGACTCACTAAGTTTAAAGATCTATTGAGATTTAATGACTAGATTTATCAAAGCCATTAAAATAACTCCTCCACCAATCGTGCCTGCCCAAATAATGACTTTCTCAACCCACTTAAGAGCATATCTGCGATCAAGGTCATCACTGTTTTGAATCTTGGTTAATCTTGAGTATATGTGAAAATTCTGCTCGTCCTGATTTAATTTTTTAAAATCATCATAGGAATTGATGATCCCATTATTATCGGTCATTTTTACCTCCTTGCTGGCGCCGGCGTATACAACAATGGCTGTATACTTACCGGATTATTATTTATTTGTTTTTCTAGCTCCTCAAGGCGCCTCTCGAGGAGATCTATTTTTTCAGCTTTTTGTTCAAGCTCATTAACCTTACTTTCTAATCCGGTAATTTTGGCAAACAAATCTTGGATGGCATTAACTACCGCCGCCAAAATACCGGTCTCATTGATCCCCTGCAATTCTCCGTCCTGATCATATCTAGCAAATCCTGCATTGGCCTGCTCTGCCTCCTCTGCAATAAATCCTGTATCATGATCAAGTGTTGCCGGACTACTTGTTGCCAAACTACCATCAGCGTTTCTCTGCCAGTCAAACGATCTTGGCTTTAGTTTTAAAATGTCCAACAAGCCTGATGATAAATCAGTTATATTTGTTTTGTATTTAGCCAAAGATGTACAATCACCGATTTGGCTTTCTCCTGATCCGTCCCAACACAATGGATCATTTCCAACGGCCGGCAGATCTGCAATGGTGACATCGTTATCAAAGAAATAGGATGCATTGCTGAATCGAAGCTGGTCCCCTGATTCTACATATTGAATAGCCGCATTATTGCCACCTGTTTCAGTAAATACAAGCCATGGTGAAGATGTGGCAATTAAGAGTGGTGAATAAAAATCAACTTGAGAAACATCAAAAAACACGAATTTGTCGCTCGTAGTGTTATATTCAATGCTTGAGGTATCGGATCCATCAAAATTAGAAAATGACAATACCGGATTAGAGTCACCGGCACTTGTATCTTCACCAACAAATAATGCATTTAATGCTCCCAAGCCATTTATTGGGCAGAAACCTAAAGCATCAGAACACACTTTGGCATTGATCAATGGTACCTGCACACCAAACCCACCTAAAGCTGGTAAGTCCAAAACACCGATCTCTATTCTTGGTTGAGTGCTACTTGCTACGCCGTCCTCAACAGTGCCGACAGTAAATGATCCGATATCAAATAATCCTGCGCCCAAAACAGTTAGTCCTGTGGTGGTAGAATTTCCGCCCACTAAAGAATTTCCGGAAACCCCCAAATTACCTTGAGCATTAACCGCGGTACAATTTGGATCAGTACACACAAATAAACCTCCTTGCTGTTGGCCAGCCCCAACCAATCCAACATTTTGACCATAACCCACAATGCCGACTGTTTGCCCATTGCCATAAATTCCAATAGTGGTAGATGCTTGATCGTATTCGGTTGATGTTGCGGAAATATATGATCCTACATACCAATTCTCACCACTTCCCGGATCAAAAAGGTTTTCAACTAAAGCGCTGGTTCTTCCAATCGTTGAAAAATTAAAATCACCAACATTTCTATTGGCCTCTGAATAAATGTCACCAATAACTGATAATTTACTAAATGGGGTTGATGTGCCAATTCCCAAATTATCATTAACAAAGACATCGCCACCCGCAAAATATCCAGCGTAATTGTATAAGCCACCATCAGCATATCCGACCAACCCGATATTTACTCCGGTGGTGGTAGCATTGTCAACTTCTCCATAGACCCCACCTGTGCCATAAAGACCCTGATTAGTGTAACGATGCAAGCCAAGATAACCGACTGCTCCACTGTCGTCGTTAAGCGTTCCTGAAACTCCATAGACACTACCCTTACCAGCTACTCCAACAGTAGAAGAAGCAAATAATCCAATACTATCTCCGATAGCAAAGGCTCCATATGTGCCACCTTGGAAATAGCCACCAAAAGTAGTCCCGATGCTTTGAATGCCAACCTGCGCGGTAGTAGAAGCAACAACTAATCCAGCACTTGTGTCTGGCGTAGTGGTGCCAATTGCTACTGTCCCGCCGTTATAATAAAGTCCGTTGGCATAAGAAGTCCATGGAGAAGTTGCCGCCCAAGAAGTGATGCAATTTCCGGCAAGGCAAAATTCCGGTGAGTGGATTGATTCTGTTGATGTAACACCTCCATTGGTAACAAATACATCACCGGCAAAATATCCAGCATAGTTTATCCCTGTGCCAGTAGTTGAAGCAAACACCCCATACTTTGTGCCAGTGTTACCGGTGGCTAAACCAAATAATCCGTAGTTTAATAATCCACTACTTGCTTGGCCTCTAACGCCAACATTGGTCCCGGTTGATGTAGCTGATGGTGAGAGACCATAAACTCCAACTCGAGTGTGATCATTTAATTTATTTCCTAAAATTCCAACTGTTATATATCGATCTTCCAAAACACCAGCCGCGCCAATTTGTCGACCTAGCCCATAGACACCGCCTGATTTACCAGCTCCGATAATGCCAACTGTGCTTGTATTATTGGTATCATCTGTGCTGGTTGAGATAGCATAATTTGCCACCTGCTGTGTGCCGAAGAAAGGCACCTCGGTAATAAGTCCTGTTTCAAAGGCAGTAGTATAATCACCTAGACCATAATTATTTGTGCTTTGATTTCTGATGTTTTTATTTTCAACCAATAACCCATATGGAGTGGATGTTGTGGTGGTTCCAATAAGAAATGAATTTGAGGCAAAAACACTGCCAACTGTGCCAAAGAATAAATTTCCGCTCGATGATGCATCATTAAGTAAAAATACACCTGTTCCGGATGCATATTGCATTAAAGCAATGTCCCCTGAATCAGCAAAATCTCCCGGAAAAAAGGCAAGTGTTGGATTATCTGCATCAGTCCCAAAAATTCCAAATCCTCTTTTTACTCCACCCAAATTTTCAGCCAAAGGATTTCCGGTGCTAGTAAATTCAATGGTTGGAAAATCTAAAACCCCGAGTCCGCCTGTATAAGTGGTGCGACCAAAAGTAATATAATTATTAAGATCTCCAATAGTAGTGGTAGCAAAAGAGCTATTGGTATTCATTGTTAAGCCAAAGAATTCCGGCGTGTTTGTTGTATCTAGTTGCTGATTAAATGGATTTCCTCCCCCGCCTCCAGTTGGCCATAAAGTTATACAATCATTAGCAATACAAAATTCAGAAGCGTGCATTGATCCTGTCGTCGTTGCGTTGCCATTCATTACCACATCAGAAAGTTGAGCAGTTGATGACGCAAAAATTGGTCCCTGAAACCATAGTGCTTGAGTCGATGTGGTAGTTATTCCATCTAAATCCCAAAAAGTATCATAAACCCATAGCCCTGAATCAAAGGCCTCTGCTTGCAACTGCGTCTCAACCTCAATTCCTAAGTAATTAAAACGAATATCATTGACCCCATTGCCTCCATATGCCACAAATCTAAGCCACACTGCGCCTTTACCTCCCTCTGCTATATCAACCCAGTTGCCAGCGATTAGCTCGTTATATGGTTGAGCTGAAATATCAATTTGTCCACTACCGGTTGCCGGTGATGCTGTTCCACTGTTTAAGTTGAAAAAGTTGGTATTATCATATGAGTATTGAACATCAATAGTGGTTCCCGGATCCGGGGTATTAACCGCGTTTGTTGTTGTTGAGACAGCATAAATAATGCGGTACTTATTCGCCTTATCAAAGTTGGTTATCTTGTTATATGTTGCCGAGCTAAAGTTTACATAGTTACCGCCTGACGCCGCTGATGGTATGTTATTCCATTGCTGATATGTCGCTGGTAATGAGAAAACAATTGATTGAGTGGTGGTGGCGTTCGGACTATCGGTAGTGGCATAAACCTGAAATTCAGTGGTTAAGTCTCTAAATGTCGGGCTTGTTCCTGTGCCTCCATTGGTAACATAGCGAAGCCAAACATCTCCCCTTGCTCCCTGAACAAGAGTGGTCCAATTACATGGCGTTGATGCTGTGCCAACAAGCGTGCAAGTGTCGTTGGCATTTTGACCGGCGTTAAACCAGTTTGTTTTATCGGTTGAATATTGTAACCTAATTGTTGACCCTGCTGGACCAGCGGTACCCATTGCCCGGATAGTTCTAAAACGATATGCATTGGTTAATGATGCTTTTTTATAATATGTTGCTGAATTCAACCAAATACGATCCTCTGCTGGCATTGAGGAATTAGTCATTTGAGTAGCCGCCCAAACAAGCCTTGTGCTGTTTGCAAAAGTTGAGGTGGCAAAAGTATCATCAAAATTCCATTCGGTAATACAATCATTGTTTAAGCAAAGCTGGCTGGTAGCAAAAAATGTTGATGTCGCGTTGCCACTAATAAATAAATCCTGATTGGTTTCTAAATATTGATTTGTAGCATTCCATCCAAAAATTGCGTTTGGTGAAACTGACCCTCTATCAAAAATTAAATAAGAGCTTTCAGTGTCCGCGCTTGAATTGTCGCTGTTAACCACCAAGTCCCCCTCGGTGGTATTGTCAATTTGGGTTGTTGATGCGTGAAGTGTATTAACAAAGATATCCTGAAATGGATTGCTGACTGATCCAATCGACGATGATCCATTTATTGGTAAGATACTGGTGACACTTAAATTTGATGATGTGGCGTTTGTCGTGCTAACTCCGATAAATTGCACGGCATCAGTAGTATTTAAATCTTGGTCGAATGGATTACCAACTTCAATGCCTGATCCGTCAATCTCGATTACCTCACCGGATTGAATAACATCAATCCCGCCGGTCCCATTAAAAGTTCTAAATTGGCCATCTGATCCGTCAACCTGATAAACAACCTCAACTCCTCCACCGACATTTGATAAAGTCTCGATTCCACCCCCGCCGGTCCCAATATCAATCCAAGACCCACCGTTATTTTTAAATTGCATCGTCCCTGAATTTGATCTCAAACCAAAACCACTCGAGCCAGTTGTTCCGCCAAAATTCAAATAATTATTGACCGACAAAATCCACGATGTAGATTGTAAATAAATAGTCTGTCCCAACTGCTTCCAAAAGTTGCCCGGGGTATATGTTTGTGCTCCGGCAACTCCAACGATGCCGAACATGCAAATCAAAACGATTGTGGCGATTAGTTTCTTCATAATTTTTCGTGTCTTAATCCTACGATTGAAAAATCTGCTGACTCACTCCCCGCGCCTACTTCTTGAGCCTGATAACTTAAGGTCAAAAAACTAGCGTGCATCTCCAAAGAAGATCCCACCGGCAAGACCACACTGTCGGCCGTAATTGGTCCATCAAGCTGAATGATAAGGTTATATGGTCCGGCGTTGATAATTGTAAAACCTCTTAATATAGGCAAATCAAACTCCTGCTCGGTGAGCGTGGCAGTTAATTTTTTGCTGTAATAAAAGGTAGACATTTATATTTACTTATAGAAATAAGCCGTCCCGGTGACGTCGATTGTCACGTTTTGGTTGCCACCAGTTGAAGCAGTAATTGTTATTGTTGTTCCTGACCAAGAAAATGATACTGTTCCCAGTCCACCACCTGTTGCAAAATATTGCCCAGAAAATGAACCGCTAGTTTTTCCTTTTGCAGATAAAACCAACGAGCTAGTAAAGTCTACTGGATCACCATTAAGAGAAAACTGTATAATTGCAAACCTTGCTCCCACGGGTGATGTAAAAGTGCCACTCCATGCACCTGTTGATGCAGATGATTGAGACTCACTAACTGAACCCATATACTCAAAGCTTCCTTTTTGAATCAAAAGCTCTGTTGCAGATATAGCGATCCCCACCAATAACTCGTATGTTCCCATTGATGTGCCAATAGTCCCGGCAGTGTCTTGAGCATAATATTTTGCCCCTATAGTTAAGCCGGTGAACCCACGGACGATGCCTGCTGTTTGTAGGTCTATTGGATTTCCGTCAGTGCTATTAGAAATTGCAAAGCCGTGAAAATCTAGTTTTGCCTGATCATTAGCATCACACGCCTTAGCTTCGCCATCGGCTGAATCAATATAAATTGGGACCGGTGTCGTCGCGCCATTGATCGTTTCTCCGGCATCTACGGTATCACGAAAACCACCACCATCATTTGCATTTTTTGCAATCTGGTTAATGTCGTCGTCCAATACTTTTTCCGCATTATAGTTGTTTTTAGCTTCTGCCATATTATTTAGTTAACTGATGTCATTGTGTACGCGGCCGAAATAAATATTGATCCTGATTTCACCCAACCACCGGTAATTAAAAGCGACCAAGCCTGACCGGAATTGGCTGATCCTGAACCGTCAATGAATGCTCCAAATTCCTCGAATGTCTGATCGGCAACGTCTCCGGATTCAATAAACCAATCAATATATGAAATATTGGCATCATATGCTTGAGATGCGGCTTGCTTTCGATAAACCTCGGTATTTAATTGTGTACTGGCTCCAGTAAAAGCTGATGATCCGCTACCAAGTGCGCCATAATCTACCTCGAGCGAATATGTAGTCTCACCCGCTAATCGACGCGCGACAACATTTAACCCAGTTGCGGGGATTAAATTGTGGGCTGTTTTATGGCTTAAAATTGCGCCTGATTTAATCAGCGCGCCAATATTCAAATTTTCCTTATTGCGAACGTGTAAGCGTAATTTTTCAATAAGTTTGCTATTCTGACTGATATTTTTTGGCAAAGAGAAAAACTGGTAAAATCCCTCGATCCCCATTTTTTCTTTGGCCTGTTGTGGTACGGCTTGATTGATCATATTTTTAAACAAAAACCCCGAACATAGGCATAAGCCTGATGTCCGGGGATTCTTTCCTACGGATTTTTAGTTTGATTGTTAATGTTATTTTACCAGTCTGAAAAATTGGTGTCAATTTTAACTGACGTATGTGCGCATCGATATATTGGTCCTGCCCGGTCGGTTTGGATCTGTTTGACTGGTCGGTGTGTACGGCGCGGTGATAAATATTGGATCAACCCCTGTGCCCAGTGGATCCAATATATAGTTTTCATCAATCTCAACCTCCTCATCAGCCGTGACTGGCACGATCATCTCTGTATCATCCAAGATATTCAAAACCTCGTTGGCTGAAAAAATGTCCTCTGAAACTTCCGCCTCGTCAAAATCTTGAGCCTCCGGTTGGAGTAGTTTTTGCAAGGTCTCAATTAAGCCATAACGCTTGGTGCTGACGCAATCCACCTGATACTCAAACTCCACTGGCGTCCTTGGCAGGAATACCACCGTTTTAATCAATAAATCGTCGTCTAAGCCCCTTTTGGTGCTTTTAACGTTAATCAGCATACCAGTGCGCAATCCACCCTCATAGGTCTTAAATTTGGCGTCTATGATGGCCTCATTATAGGCCAATAGCTCCGCCAAGGCTCGTTTTCGGGCCACTAGATTACTTCTGATGTCATTCTCTCTAATCAGCTTCTCAATCCGTCCATAAGCGGCAATGCTGACACTATCCTCGGCAACGGCAAACACGCGTACTTTAGGGTTGCCGGAAAAACGAATTTTGTCACCATTACTCAAGGCATTCTCAAATCTGACGTTGGCATCAGCGAAGTTATATAAAACATCTCTAGTGACAAAGTCGTCAATAAAGTCGATTCCCACATCTTGGGATACAAAGCCGGATCCGGTGTCGAGCTCAATTGTTAGGTTGGCAAATCGATATGGCAATTTAAATGATTTTGTGTCGTCTCCTGACACGGTGATGGTGTCGGTATAGGTCGCGCCATCATATTCTCCTCCTCTAACCTTTACGCGATTAACCAATTGACTACCATCAGAAATTCGAGTCAAAGATTTATAAATATAATTGCCGTTGGTATCAGTCAGTCCAAAAGGTGCGGTGTTGGTGAATTTTGGGAAAAAGTGAATATCCTTGTCCGGGTCGATATACCAATCATAGCGCAACATAGTAGCCAGTTTTTTCAAACACTCCGATGGTGGTACCTGATTAAAAACAATTTTCTCAACCAAGTAGTTGCTTTGAACATTGGTGACAGTAAAGCCGGGCGCATAGGATGTGACAATGTCGTCGATAATATCCTCGACCGTTTCGTTTTCATAAACTCGAGCCACCAGTTGACGATCAAATTCAAGGGTATGGTCAACGCAAGAAACGGACAGCACAAAGCCACCGCCTCCGCTTTTGACCTTTTGCAAAACCTGCGCAACTTTACCGCCAAAAATTTTAGTGGCCCCATCAAAAACCTCGATGTCATCATCAAATTCCGGTGTTGCTCGCGTGCCGTCTTTGTTATCAATTTCAAAGTTGGCAGTGTCAACCTGACTGGTCAACATCTGTGTCACCCTTAACGATGGAAAGGCAACCTGATCGGTTATATCTACATTGTTAAGTTCTACCGTTATAGACATATTAGAGCGCTAGTCTTTGATTTAATCTCAATGTTTGCATAATCCCCTCGGATACTTTCTGAACAAGCTCCTCACCGGATACGTCACCGTTGACTGTAATGTTGACCGTTGTTCCCATTGACCCTGACTTATTAAGTGGCACAACTGCCTCCGGCCCTGCTTCACCGATCATGGCAAGTGTTGGTTTTCTAACAATGCCACCTTTCGCCAGCTTTGGAATTTCAGGAATTCTTGTAATGTTAATCCCGGGGATAACATTGCCAGCGGAAATCAACTTATTTGCGGCTCTTACGAAACTATTTATTTGGTCAATAATCCAATTGATGGCTGATTTAATGGTATTTTTAATACCCTCAAATGCGCCGGTAGCTACAGTCCCAATCGCTTCCCAAAGACCAAACCACGCGTCCTTAATAGTATTAAATTTATCAGTTAGAAATGCCCCGAATTGTGCAGCCTTCTCTTTAATGTGATCCCAATTTTTTACAATGAGAAAACCAACTGCAATCATCCCAATAATTGCAGCCACCACCAGTCCAATTGGTGAGAGCAAAAATCCTATTGCAACTGCGAGTAAATTAAATGCTATAACCAATCCCGGCAACATAATTAACAATGGTCCTAATATTAAAGTCAAGCCAGTAAGGGTGACCACTAAAACACCAATTATTTTAATAAGCTCCGGGTTTGCCTTTGACCAATCATTTAATTTCTGGACAACCTCAACTAACCACGCGACTACCTGCTTGCCAACCTCTATTAGAGGCTGACCCCCCTCTCTAAAAAATAAATCTATCTGATCCTTTAAGTTAGACATTAAACCGCTAAATGTTTTACTTTGACTATCCATTAAATTGAAAAATCTCCCACCCTCATCAGACATCCCTGCTAGGGTTTGTCTTACATCTTCGAAACTAACTTGACCACTTGATACCATCTCCTGCATAACAGCGGTTGTCACTCCAAATTTATTTGCAAGTTCTTGCAAAAGTGGAACACCTGACTCGGTAAATTGCAATAATTCTTGCCCCATAAGTCTACCCTTGGCTGCAACCTGACCGAAAGCATTGATCAAAAAAGGCATTTTGTCCGTACCAACACCGGCAGCAATATTCCCTAATGACGTTAAATCTGAGATGAGCATACTTGAGTCAATACCGAATGCTAAAAGTTTCTTACTGGCTTCTTCTAGCTCTTTTAATTCAAAAGGAGTTCTCGCTCCAAACTCGGCTAAATCTTTTAATAACGCATTTGCTTTTTCGGCCGACCCAAGCATAGTTTCAAATGCTATTTGTGTTTGCTCAAAATCAGCGGCGGCACTAATAAATTGTTTACTTACAACAGCAAGAGAACCGCCAATAGCGGTAACCCCAATACCCACCCTTCTAAAAGTATCGGCGTGTTGCTCAAAAAAACCACCAACCTTTTTAAGTTCCGCACTGGCTCGGTCTTTAAGGGTAAGTAAAATTTGTAGTTCTCTACTTTCGGCCATATTTTTTATTTTTTAAATTTTCCATAAGTCGCTTTATTTTAATAATGCCTATATACGACTCTATATCTTCTGCTCTCTGCTGATATATATCATTTGGGAGCCAGCCATACTCACTACTAAGCATCTCCGCTAAGACAAGTGAGCTGGCTGGCTTTTTGCCCTCTAGCTCTAGCCTTAAGCCGAGGGCGTCAATTTTTTTTTAGGAATCAAAGCCTCAACCTCATCATAGAGCATGTCTCCATCTTCGGCTGACAGATCATTAACCCACTCTTTAGTAAATTTCTTTTTTTCTCCGCTTTCTCTAACCTCAATAATACACGTTTCGAATCCTTTATATTTGTAGTCTTTCAATACATTTGAATCAAACCCACTTAATCCTGAATTATCTATCTTGCCACCACTCATAAGAACGGCTTGGATTGTCTCCTTTTCACCCCATGTTAGATAGGTAATAATATCCACTTCTGCACCTGAACTTAATTTGACTGTTTTAGTTGGTCTTGACATAATACTTGACAATAGTTAATAATTATTGTAGTTTAATTTGTTAATTAGTTTAATAAATAATATCTAATTTATGTTTAAGTCTCGCAAAATTCCGCTGATTATTTTGGGCATTGTTATTTTTTTAATAATTATTATCGCCTCAATGGACTCACCAGTTAGTGATTCAGATAATATTGACAATGTAAGCTACGAAGTGATTAAACAATGGGATATACCAAATGGTGGCCTAGGAAAAACTATTTTAATTGATCCATCTCTTGTTAATGAAAACGATATGGCTAAGCTAGGAAAAACTTTAAATTCTGATTTTTTAAGTGAAAAAAATGCTTTTGTTTTTATCTACAGTGACAGACAGGCTGCTATTGACCGCGATACTGTTGACCCTGAAAATATGAGCGAAGACTATATAAATCAAAACTTAAATCACTTTGTAGGTAGCTATACAAAAAATTCAAGTTCAAACATTAACGAGCTCACCGCGTATCTTGAAGGGGCACAAAATACTGATTCCTACAAAACATTTTCGTACTGACTTTTAAAGAGCTAACCTTTACCATCCCCCGGGTTTCCCCGGGGGATTTTTTATTACATTAAGCTGATACTGGATTGCTGTAAGACGCCATCAAGTTGCGTAAGGTAACCTCTGACTGTTGGCTATCAGTAACATTCAAGAATGCTTTAAAACTGACTGGCTGTGTCACCAATTCATCATTTCCACCCTCTCGATTCCAATCGTTAAATTGTACTCGGTTAAATAGGATGGTGATGGTTGGATGGTTGCCGCTTCCAATATCGGCCGCACCCTCAATTACAATTTGCATGTACTTATAGGTGTCTGCCAAATATAGATCTTTGAATGTGTTATCTTCGTAATTCAAGGTCATTTGACCCTCGATCATAAATGATGAGTTATAAACATCATCCGGATTGTATGATCCAAAGACATAATCGGCAATTGCTTCGGCGGTCCAACTGATATTCATTTCCTTAACCTTTAACGCCGTTGCGCCGGAAAGTCCGCCCTCGGTATCAGCAATTTTCATTGTCACGTCGCGACTGATAAAATCGTACTCCGTCGCATAGCTTGGGGAATCAGCGTTTGACGCACTATCCTTGGCAATAAATTCTGCTGAAAATCTGACATAATCGTCAGTGGTAACAGTAAGCTCAAGCGAGCTGACCATACCATTTCGATATACCAAATTTTGCACTCCACCATCATAAGCAAAAACCGACAACGATGGATGCTGAATGCTGTTTTGCAAAGTAAAGACGTGATCGTAAATACTGCCGGTCACAACCTGCGAATTTACCGCGCCATATAGGTTGTAGAATAAAAACCCAATAGCATCAGCGTGAACAATACCCTCAAGGCTTCCCTCGACCCATTTGCGCACGATGCGCGCGCCCTCGCTATCTTCCAAGCGTCCGCGCTTTGTGTCATCAGTTGCTCTCTCTGCTCGTTCTACAATGCTTGCAGTAACGGCTCGAAACCAACGATCCGGAGTGGTTGGTGCAGTTCCCCGCACATCCTCGACTCCAATTCCGGCGGCTATCTGCCGACCAATAATTTCTGCCATATAATTT